CTGGACGAGTTCATGGCCCAGATTCCAGCGATATTTCGACGACCGATGCTACTTCCGGCCTGTATATTTTAAAAGGTCAACGTGATTTCAATATGTTGCACCGAATGGGCAGGTGCGAAAGTTGAGTAAATATTTTTTACTTCCCCTGTTGACATCAAAATAACAGCAACATCCATGCCCCGCAATCTCGGGGCATGGCTACCACACCACTCTACACATCCGCAGAACTCGACGCGCTGATCGCGGAGCTCAAACATGCCGAGCTGGCCCTTGGCTTCCTTCGCCAGCTTTCCCAATCGAACACCAGCACCTTGCTTTCCCCCTCGTAAAACCGATCCATGGCCCTGACTCCGAGATAATCTTCCAGTTCCTTGACCGTATGATTGCTGATGCAGATCGTCGGCCGCATGGCCTCGTACCGGTCGTTAATGACCTCGGTTAACAGGCGTTGCTCCGTATCGCTGCCGGCCTGAACACCTACTTCATCGATGATCAGCAGATCCGGCTGCACAAATTGCTCTATCGCCTCTTCTTCGCTGCCATGACCTCCCCAAGTGCTGCGCACCCTGCGCACCAATTTGGCCGCTGTCGTGTGCAAAGCGGTAAACCCTTCCCCTACCACCTCCCGGGCGATTAACGCCGACAGCATGTTTTTCCCGGTGCCACAGCGCCCAACAAAAAGCCAATTGGTACCAAGCTCCAGATGCCGCGAAAACTCACGTCCAATATCCCTGCATGAACGTTTGATCTGTGCGGCGGCCTTGCAGGTAGGTCGATAATCGTTCCATGTCTGATCCTGGAACCGCTTGCCGATCATCACCGCAGCGAACCGTTTATCAAACTCAGCCTGTCGCCGAGCCTTCCGTGCTTCGCGCTCCTGCTCTTCCAACCACTGCTGTTCCTGCTCTCTGGCATCTTCGGCGCACATGGGACAAAACCATCGCCCGCTGAACTCCTCCATGTTGCAACCGTGTTTTTCGCAAGTTGGCATATCGCCTGCGGATTCCTGTTTACCCTCCGCCACCGACGGCAGGCATATCACCTGCCCAATCTTTGGGACCGTCGTCTTCTTTGTCGACATAGCCCTGCGTTTTTCCAGCAGCCTTGCGTTTGCCTGCTTTGCCTGCTCCAGTTCTGTTGTCATGGGGATCCTCCACAAAATCGATAACCAGCCGTGCCCTACTCGGCATCGGATACCCGGAAACTTTCAAATACGCTGTTTCAATCTCACGATAGGTCTTGCCATCCTCCAACCACTCCTTAAACCGATCAAGGGGCGGCATTGAGGTCAAGCCACATACTTCCAAGTGCAACGCCCTCAGTTTTTCGACTTCCACCTGGAGGGCATCTTCCTCTTGTGTGTGTGTATCTATTGGAGATGGAGATGGAGATGGAGATGGAGATGGGCTTGAACGTTCCGTTGAGGAAGCGTTTAACGAATCGTTTAACGGTCGTTGGGCAGTCGTTAAACGACGGTATTCTTCCGCGCTGATGGCTGCAACCCCTTTTCCCTTTAATTTCTTATAGATAGAGGGGTGTGTCTTGGCCATGCGGCTAAACCTGCTCTTGTCTGATCGATCGTTGGCGCAGGAGGCATAACCGTTATGATCCACCCAATCGTGCAAGGAATAGACGCCGTTATCAACGTTGATCCAACGCAGTTCCAAAAGCGTTGTAACGAACGTTGAACGATCCGTTAACGATTCGTTTGGCCACTGTGCCGCCAATTCGATATCTTCCTCGGTCATGTCGTGTAGCACACCGTTGGGCCGATACTGCGCTGCCCAGCACCACAGTTCAATCAGAGCGATAACGCCATCCGCACCCAAGCGCCGCCGTAATTTTATAGCCTTGGGATGCCGGAACAGGCTTACATTGATACGAATATCGGTGTTCATTTTTCCCGCCTTTCGTCCATATCCAAATCCTCCACAGTTATTTCCACCCGAGGTTTAGGATTCAACCCTTGGTTAATGTCAAATTCAAGAAATTCGTCGCTGTCGTCCACGAACACACCCATTCGGGTAAGAACATCCTTTACGGGCTTTAAACCGCCTATAAGGTTATCCCGGTCCTTGATCAGCCAGTTCTTGCCTTCCACCAGGCGACGCACTGACAACCGACGTTTACTCTTTGCCCTGCCCCACAGAAAGACCGTGCCGGCTAGAACTTTCTCCCATGCTTTACGCTGCTGTAGATAGTGATACCGCGGCTTGTTGTTCCAGGCGTTCAGACTTGCCAAAGGTTGGGTAGTGATCAGCGTCATACCTTCGTGCCAGGTTCGCACATTAGCCGCCTGCGGCCTTTTCTTCGGCTTGGCCCTACATGGGCCTTGCTGTCTCTCGCAGGAACGGCAGGTAACGTGATCAGGTTCGTATGTTCGGCCAAATGGACACATAGTCACACTCCTACAACTTCACGCACGTCCAGCGGGCTTGGAACGTCAGTCTTTTTAGGCAAAAGGTGCAAATATTCCATCGTGGTTCGCACATCTTTGTGTCCCATCAATTCCTGCAACCGTTTAAGTGCAACTTCGTGCGACCCTTCGGATCCCTCAAGCCAATGGGTGGCGAACGAATGCCGGAAAGTGTGGCAACTGGCTTTCTTTACGATTCCTGCAGCACGAATGGCCCTCCGCACCCTCTTTTGCACGGCTGTCTTATGAACGTGGTAGAGTTTGCCTTCCCATTTAGGATCGCGTGCCGGCCCGGATGCCGGGAATACCCAAAACCATTCCCAAGAATAGGGCGCCTGCGGATATTTCTTATCCAGTCGGCCAGGTAGAGAAACCGGAACTCGATTACCAGAGAACCGCTCCCACTTCTCCCGGGCGAGGCGCAAATGTTTTTCAAGCGGCTCCACCAATAATTCCGGCATCGGTATCGCTCGGTCCTTGCTTCCCTTCCCTTCTCGGACTATAACCATGTGTCTATCAATATCCAGATCCTTTACGCGCAGGTTGCAAACCTCTTCAAGTCGCAGGCCACAGCCGTACATAAGCGCACCCCACAACCAGCCATCTCCATCCAATCGATCCAGTACACGCCAAGCCTCGGAACGGCTGAAAACAACCGGAATTCGCTTCTGACGGCGTGAATACAGGAAAGATATATCGCCTATTTCAACGCGAAGAACCCGTTTGTAAAAATAGACAAGAGCGCAAAGGGCCTGTTTCTGAGTCGACGCCGAAACCTTGTCTTGCGTAACGATCCTGGTCAGGAATTGACCGAGTTTTGCTTCTTGCGTATCAGCCGTGCATGTGGAAAGAAATGAGATATATTTCTCAAGCCACATCAAATAGACTTCGACGGTTCTTGGACTTTTGCGTTGGAGGCGCATGCATTCGTACATGCGTTTTGTTGCGTCCGCTTTTGTCATGCTGCACCTCCTTTTTTCAATAGGTTACGTTGATTGTTTCGGAATTAGGAAGCCATGGTGGCTGTCTAATCAATGTTGGGCGGAGCAGAACGCGCCTGCCCCGCCTCAGTGGTGCTTTAGCCAAGCGGCACAAGCTTGCGCCCGTTGTTCTCGTCATCAGCGATCTTCACACCCGGAACATAAGTCAATGCCTCAGCCACCGAGTTCGTGCCATCGTGATTTCGCTGGTGGGTGGTGACCTGCACCACACAGCCGCCAACCACCTCCATGGCCTTAGTGGATTTCATCCAGCCTTCGTTCTGGCTGGACGCTTTGCAGAGCAATCGGAACATGTCACCGTTGCCAACTACTTTGATGTCCGGCACGTTTGTACGTGCTCCGGATACGTCACTGTTGTGAAGTGTTTTTGCCATCTGTCTTTTCTCCTTGCCCGTTGTTTTGTGTGCACTCGAAGGGCTGGGCTACGCCCAACGAATACATGCAGGCGGACGCTACGCGCCGCTGATGTTTGTGTTCTAAATTCTTTTCGCGCAAAACCCTATATCGCCATCAGCTCGCACAATAACCCGCAGTCTCCTACTATCGGCGGTTCGTGCCTTCCGGCGTCCGGCGATAGTTCGTCAAGGTAAACGCCCTTAATGCAGGTCGCTTGAATTCGGCGTTCCATCGCTGCTCGCTTCGCGAACACTTCGGGGAAGTCCACGCGGATATGGTTCCAATACCCCATGCCGCCTTTTACGCAGCCTATGCAGTTATTGTTGCTATATCCAAGGTCGTACATGGCGGGCCGCTTGATGCCACTGGCGGTCAATATTTCGTGAGCCTGCGCCTTGCTGATTTTGTGTTCCACCAGCGGAAACAGGTGTTCCTGATCTGGCATCGTTTCATGCAGCCGGTCACAGCGGTCTTTTTCAGCGTAGTCCATGCCCCACACATAGCGCAGTTGGGTTCCTTTGTGGTCTGCCTCCCAGGTCTTACGGACCCGCCGCTTTAAAAACTTGGTGCAAGCTGCCCCGCTTGGTCCGTTAATATAGCCTCTGCCGCCAGACATGAGGCAGGCGGTTTCAACGTCCTTATACGGTGATTGCAGCATTTCTATTTCTTTACCAAACCACTGTTCGCAGTCCTTCAAAAATCGCAGCGTATCGGGGTGCTGGTCATCAATATGCGTGTAGATAATGCGGTCAACCTCGCCTATCACCAGTTTGGTTGCCACTGCGCTCGATACGCCTGCGCTAAACCATGCAATAGTCAACATCTTTTACCCCTTATTGGGCTTCGCCCAAGCGCGAAAACCCTTTAGAACCAGCCCATCAACCGGATGCCTTCGGCACGCGGTTATGTAAGTTCGTTAGTTTGCTTTTTCGTTATTCCCACTTTTGGTAGTAAGAGCCATCTTTTTTTTGAAGCCATGCGCCAATTGGTGCATCTTCTTCACCTTTGCACCTCCAACAAATCTCTTGTGGGGTTGAATAGTGTACATTCGGGTTTCTATCATTCTCAACAATCCTTGCCCCACACTTTTTGCACTTAACCTCTCTCATACTGTCGTTCTCCTCTTCTCAGCAGCGCAAACTAACAAGCTAATCAAGCGGACAGAACTAGCTTCTCGTTATTATTTAAGCGGTGTCCGCCGCCGCTTATCGTTAATCGTTAGCCTATGGCAGCCTTCGCCTTCTCTATAGCCAGGAACCATTCACGGTTCGTCACTGGCTGGCATTCTTCGCCGAACTCTTCCATGTCGGAGCGCTCCATCAGGTCAACCAGTTCCGCGACCACCGGGGCAAGCGTTTCAACTGCGGCATTAAAACCACGGACGAACGCCGGTGGCGGGTCCGGTATGTCGTCATCGTCAGTACCCCAATACTTACGCCAGCTATCCAGCATCGTTTCGTTAAGCATTTCACTCATCCTCAAAGCCCTCCACGTGCAAATCATGGCTCAGAACCAAGTCAACAAACACCTCCGCCGGTTCCCGATCCTCGCCAAAAACAAACACCTCGCACCGTTGCGATATGGCACTTGATATGGCACTCTCTATTGCTTCCCGGTCGGTCATTTCGTTATCCGGGTCGCAACAATTCGGTGCTTCCTCGCCAGCAGGCAACGGCAACTTCACTGTTGCATAAAATTCAACCCTTACCTCATATTCCCTCATGTTCATATCTCCTTAAAAAATCGGCTAACCAGCGGGTCAACGCGGA